AATATGTAGAGAAAAAAGTAATCGTTACTGCAAAAGATGAAAGAGAGATAAGAGTAAAATTTCACCCTGACATTGCTAGTTGTTTGTCTATAGAAGGGGCAAGCACCAGAGATTTCCCCTTTGCAAAGGGCGAAAAACTATGGTCAGAGGTATCTTTAAATGGGATAGAAAGGAGGGATAAGTAATGACTGAAAAAGAAAACTGGGGTAGCAATTTACCACCTGATTTAAAAGATGCGGAGGAGGTAGAGTGTAAGCAATGTGGAGATGATTTCTATCAGGAAACTAACCCTGATGATTTTGTCTGTGATTCATGTAAACGAGAGGAGGATTGTGATGAAGTTTAAATTTAAGCCTGAAGATGTAGATTTTGTGTATGTAGATACAAGCGAAGATTTATTAAAGTTTAGGATTGTTAAGAAAAAAGATGATGGTGATGACATAGCTATAGGTGTCGATGCTATTGAATTTAGTCCTGGAGTAATAGATGCTTTGTGCGCCGATGTTCTTGAACACCTTAGAGAGGGCAAGGAAGTAGATGTGTTAGATGACGATGAAGATGTCATTATCTTTGAGCCTGACCCCGCCCTACTGCAAGCAGATGACAGAGCAAAAAAGAAAGCGTTAGAAGAAATAGAAGATGAGCTACTTGACCACGCTAATAGATTTTGTATTAACGGGAGGTGCAGTGATGAGTAACGAAGTTAACAAAATTGAACTGTGGGCATACCTTCACATGTTGAGAGAAAGTGGAGTGACTAACATGTTTGATTCCCCGCGATGGATTGCGGCTCGGTTTCCTGAATGGAAGTTGGGCAAACAAGAATCATGGGATTTAGTAATGGAATGGATGGATACATTTAAGCAAGTTAATCTAAATGAGAGCAGTAAAGAAGCAATAAACTATTTTGATAAATTAGAAAGGATTAAAGATGGCAACATACAACAGCACTAAAAAGTTAGCTAAACGTAGGGTGTATGAGATTAACGGAGAAACACACACATACCATTCGTTATGCACCAAGGTAAAAAAGATGCTAAAAAATACACCACGAAGTCCATCTTATATACTTAAAGAACTCGGTATTGAAGCCAATGCCCACGTGCACCTATTACCTACCATGATGAGTGATGGAGTCATTGAGATGCACCGCATACCTAAATCAGATAAGCTAGTATACACAGTGAGCAAAAGAAATTTACTCCAAGAAATTTTGATACCCCGCGACAAGTTATTCAAAGGATTCAAGATTTTATCTCGTACCACACACCACTCTAAGTAGTACACAATGACTGGACACTGTATAGTTACCGTGCTATAATGTAGTTAAGTCGAAGTCTAACTTAAAACAGCACAGTATTCAGCAGTACATTTCGCGTTATTGTTATCGCAAAGTGTACTTAATCAAGGAGAGGTTACATGGTACAGAAATATAAATACTACAAAGCTCAGTTTAAGATGTTACCCAAACAGCTCACACAAGACGACTTAGGTCGGTATCTAATTCGAATACGTAACATATCAGAAGATGTCGCAAAGTCCCACCCCTACCCACGAGAAGTTTCAATGCGTGACTCACCCCATTGGCGGTGTGACTTTGGCTATGACGCAAGCCAACACAAAATACCTACGAATTTACTAGGGTATATGTACAAAGCATCCAAGGGGTGTTCGTACTATGAATCAAAAAACGATGACATCACTCCGTATCACTGGCTAAGAGTCTTGACTCTTTACATAGGCTCCGTGCATTACAAGACTTACCGCAGACCTGTGTCAAGGACATACATCAATAATCAATTGATACATTTACCATGCATCAAGAAGTATGAACGACTGTATCTTAATACAGTAACACCGTTTCAAAACGGTCATAGTGGTCCCACTATTGACTGCAACCCAGTACATTTCGCGTCATCAACAACGCAAAGTGTACCAACCCAGGAGAAGTAAATGAGTAATCTAACTGTAACACTAGCGGAAGTAACAAACCTTATTGCCACCACTGGTAGCAAGGTAACCGTACACATGAAAGGTAATCCAGGCATAGGTAAGTCTTCAGTGCTTAAAACTTTAGCTGAACGATTTCCTGACTACGAGTCGGTGTATATTGATTGTGCTGACATTGACCTAGGCGATATTGCAATGCCTGTCATTAATCATGAACAGAAGTCTACGGCTTTTTATCCTAACGAACGCTTTAAGTTACACCTAGGCAAGCCAACAATAATCATGCTTGATGAGATAACTAAAGCAAGTGAACCTGTCAAAAATATGTTGTTACCCATCATGCAAGAGAGAAGACTTGGTAGCGTTGAGTTACATCCTGAGTCTATCGTATTCTCTACAGGTAATCTTACGAGTGATGTAGTAGGTGACCACATGAAGGCACATGTTAAAAACCGTGTGACTCAAGTAGTTGTAGCTCCCCCTACCGCAGAAGAGTGGACACCTTGGGCGATTGAAAACAATGTCCCTGCAGAAATAATTGCATGGGTATCTAACTTTCCTCACTGTATGGCTAGCTATACAGACGAGTCACAGAAAGAAAACATGTATATATACCACCCAAACAAATCGCAAGAAGCTTTCACTTCAGCTAGGTCTTTAGCTCAATCAGGACCTATCATTGCAAACAGAGATGTGCTTGGACCTAATGCAACACTGTGTGCTTTATCAGGGACTATAGGAGAATCAGCCGCACGTGACATGTATGCTTATTGCACTATAGCTGATGAACTACCTTCACGAGCTAGTGTGTATGGCGCGCCAACAACAGCACAAGTTCCTACCGACCCGTCTGCACGAGTTATATTAGTGATGCGTGAGCTAGTAGGACTCGAAGAGAAAAATGTAGAAGCATGGATGACATATCTAGAAAGACTTCCTATGGAGATACAAGGGTTGTTTGGGTTTAACATAGTAAATGCTACAAACAAAAACTGGATAAACAATCATAAATGTTTTACTGATTGGTCACTCAAAAACAGCAAATACTTTTAGGAGTTACACATGATTAAAAATGCTAAAGAAAGAGTCACGGCAGGCCACATATCTATTATGCGCAGTAAAGAATTTTGTATGTTCTCAGGTGTCTTGTCACTAGGTAAGATTACTTTCACTGAAGACATACCCACTGCACAAACTAATGGGAGAGATGTGTCATACAACCCTAAGTTTCTTGACACACTTAACCAACAAGAGCTTACATTTATAATACTGCACGAAGCTATGCACAGGGTGTACCAACAGATACATTTGTGGCAACACTTATTCAAAGAAGACGCACAGCTAACTAACATGTCCGCAGATTATGTTGTCAATGCGGCTATTATAGAAGCCCAAGAAGGTTCGGATTCTCGAACAAAGATTGCAGTAATGCCCGAAGGTGGTCTATACGATACAAAGTACCAAGGCATGACGACCAAACAAATATTCAATGCATTAAAGCAAGATAAAGAAAACCAAGAAGGTAGGTTTGCTCCAGACCAAGAGGAAGGTAACAAGGCTCTTGATGAACACGACTTCGATGGCGCTAGTGAATTGAGTAAGCAAGAAATAGATGAGACCTCACAAGCAATTGACACAGCTTTGCGTCAAGGGGAACTTATTCGAGGGCAGATGGGGGGCAAAGAAAACAAGTCTGTTTCTAAATTATTAGTACCTCAAGTAGATTGGCGTGAACAACTGCTAGAGTGGATGACAGGCATATGTCGAAGTAAAGACTATAGTAGCTATCGTAGACCATCTAAACGGTTTATAGGACAAGACATATATATGCCATCTGTTATCGGACAAACCGTAGAAAGTATTGTGTTTGCAGAAGATACTTCGGCTTCGGTTACTGATGAAGAGCGACAGTTTTTCAGGTCAGAACTCGTGTCTGTATGTAGTAGTGTAAAACCCAAGCGAGTAGATTTGTTGTATTGGGACACTGAAGTTGCCAACCACGAAGTTTACGAAGAGGGCGAGTATGACTCAATACTTACCACTACTAAACCTGCAGGTGGGGGTGGGACAACAGTAGGTTGTGTCAACGAGTATATACGGGATAAGAATTTAACACCCGATGCCGTTATCATTTTAACGGATGGAGGAGTTGAAGAAGATTGGGGCGGTGTGTGGCAACACCCTACTCTATGGGTAGTCACCAACGACTACTATACATCGCCACATGGTAAGACTATACAATTAAAAACTTAAGGAGAAATACAATGAGCAACATAAGCATAGCAACAAGCGCAGTTCTAGTAGATTTAAACATATCTATGTGGACCGCTCGTAAACTTGATAAAGCTGTATCCAAAGAAATAGATGTAGATAAACACACGACAGTAAGTGGTGGTAACTACAACAAACACCTGCTAGCAGGTTCAGGACAGCTCGCTAGAATAAGTAAACTAGCTAGTGAAATACGTGATTGGCACACGCGTCAAACATTACCATGGTCAGACACAGGTACACGGCTACTACCCACAGCTAATTTGTTTGATTACAAAGAAAGACTAGGGCACTACGAATCAGAGTTTGATACGGCAGTCTCTGAATTTCTTGTTGACTACCCACAAATTGTAACCATGATGGCGTACAATCTTGGGCGATTGTTTGACAGAGCTGAGTACCCTGATGCTGAGCAAATCAGAGCTAAGTTCGGTTTACGTCACACTATAATGCCAGTGCCTGAATCAGGTGACTTTAGAGTTGACATTGCTGATGACATAAAAGCTAAGATGAAAACAGACTATGAAGATGCGTATGCAGGTAGGCTAGATAGCGCAGTGGGTGATGCATGGTCACGGCTACACACAACACTGAAACATATGGCCGAGCGTTTGGGTGGCAACAGTAAGAAAATATTTAGAGATAGTCTTATTGACAATGCCCTTGAGCTCACAACTTTGTTGACAAAGCTTAACATTACAAAAGACCCCAACCTAGAAAGCGCTCGTGTTGAGCTAGAAAAAACACTTGTCGGTGTGTCGGCAGAAGACTTGCGCGAGAGCTCAGGGCTACGCTCAGAGGTGGCATCTAAAGTTACAGAAATAATGGGGAAATTCTAATGAAGATATATTACCAAAAACCTGGAGAGAATGTATGTGATACGCCAAGCATACCTCAAGACCTGCGCACAAAAGTGTCGGTCTTGCGGTTGTCTGAGTACGGTGTGTATGTAGATGCAGTGGGCATGCGCACTCGTGATACTGAAGACCCTTCAGTTATTATATTCATGGTGTGTGAAGATGATAGTGATGAGATGTTTTTAGCTTACATACATGCATGGAACGATGGCCCTCAAAGCCATGTAGTCAAATACACTTCACAAGAACTGCAAGAGATAACAGACTTAATGAAACAAACAGAAGAAGCTAATGCAGATATACACTTTATTAAAAGGAGAAAGTAATGGATAGAGCAGAAAAACTTAAGCATTATATGGAGCAGTTTGAAGACGAGGGTAACATGGATATTATTGTTAACCCTGATGGAAGTACAACTAGAATCCCAGCAACAAACCAAGGAGATAAAGAACATGAATAAATGCAATAGTGCAACATGGTTAGCAACAGGATTATTTATAGGCAGTCTTGTAGGCATGGGGTTATTACATATCTTTGAGACATGGCAATCGAACACCACACCTAGCGAGGTGGTGTGCCAAAAAGGTAGGGCATTTGAACAAGCAAATTATGGTGCAAGTGTCTATTTAAAAACCGATACCGAGTGTATCGACACAGATATAATTATAGGGGGTGAGTAATGTTTAGAAATCAATTCAACACTCAAAAGTATATGACTAAGTATATGAAAGGGAATATATTGTACCCTATTCATACATGGAAGTTAGGTGACGGACAAATTAAAAATATTGTTAGACAAGCACGTCAAGGTCGTGTGTATCGTTATCCAGACACGACCATAACTAAGTATATATCTAACAGCATATTGCGTCAGTGGGATAGACCACACGTTATGTATAGAGATAAAAGTGACAGACACTGTGGCTCAATGGAGGTATATAAGTTGCCCATCACCCATCCTTTTGTCCAACACGTGAGAAAAAGAGCGGCTACTTATAAACTAACTGAAGATTATTTAGAGCGTCGTGATGAGGAAATTAGGCTTAGAGATGGGAGTATTTATCGTATGCATGAAGCCATTGACTTGCTAATTAATGTTACCCCTGCTCGTTTAGCCAAAGGTTTTGATGTTTCGAATGGATATAGGGATTTTGAACGATACATGCTAGACCCAAGATATTTTAACGGCTCCATCGCGACTGCGGAAATTTACCCTCCCACTGACGATGACTTTGAACGTCACTTGGAAGACTGGTCTAAAAGAAGAATAGAAACTTATCCTTGTTGGATGGAACACATAAAATAGTTTAAGACTCTTCACTGGTACACTTTGCGATAACAATAACGCGAAGTGTACTATGACCGTTCTTACAAAACGCTTGCCTTATTATTTTTCTGCCTATAAAATAAATAACTATATGAAAAAAGTTACTGAAAAATGGGTTAAACAACAAGTGGTCAAAACTTTAAAAAGTTTAGGGGCTTATTATTTTTATCCTGTTGCCAATGGCTACATGAGTGTAGGTATACCTGACATAGTAGCTTGCTATCAAGGAGTATTTATTGGGATAGAGTGTAAGGCTAATGGTAATACACCTACAGTGCTCCAACAAAAAAATCTAGAAGCTATAACTAAAAATGGTGGCATAGCTTTCATAATAGACGAACACAACCACAAACTACTCGAAGGGTACATATGGGACAACATACCTGCAAAGAAATAAAAAATGATAATGTGAACAACCCTAAACACTATACAAAACACAAGTGGGAAGTAATTAACATTCTACAAGAATTTTTCCCTACCGAACCATTGCTATGGCAGTGTGGTAAATACCTGTTAAGATGTCTACACAAGAATAATTTAATTGAAGATTTACAAAAATTAGTATGGTATGCGGAAAAAAGAATTACACAGGAAAAGGAAAAGCATAAAGATGAGTGATGAGATAGACCTAGCTAATGACGAAATGCACAATAGAATTACTGAGAGCATTAAGAGCATTAGGATTACAAAGCCCCCTGTTAACCACTCGAATAAATGTTTGTGGTGCCAACATGATATAGATATTAAAGATGGTCGTCGCTGGTGTTCCCCCGATTGTCGAGACGCTCATACGGCAACCTATAAGTTATGAATCTCCCCGCAATAATAAAGATAGGTAAGTTACAAGCTATACTCCTACGCACTACAAAGTCACACGCTTTTTTAATTCCTATCATAAGTTCGACGCTCCGTAAAAAAAGAATAAGTTTGCATAAGTTAGAGAACTGTGAAATACTAGAAGTTAATGTCAAAGAAACCATAGAGAAACACAGGCATCATAAGTCTGGAATATCAATGGAAGTTTATAATGAACTTAACGCTGTTTTGAAAGGATTAAATGAACAACATAATAGTAATTGATTTTGAAACCTACTATGATAAGAACTATGGATTAAAAAAATATACTACAGAAGAGTATATACGTGACGATAAGTTTGAAGTTATTGGCGTTGCCATAAAGCAGAACAAAGAGGACACCGTCTGGTGTTCTGGAACCCACCAAGAAATAAAACAATTTTTAAGCGGCTATGATTTTGACAACAGTTTTGTCGTAGGACATAACATGCGTTTTGATGGGGCTATTTTAAATTGGATTTTCGATATAGACCCTAAAGGCCTTATGGACACTATGGGTATGGGGCAGATACTACATGGGCTTGTTGAGTCAGTATCGCTTAAAAATTTAGCTAAAGTTTATAACATCGGTGAAAAGGGAACAGAAGTTTTAGATGCTTTAGGTAAACACCGAACGGACTTTAGACCTAACGAGCTTTCAAAGTATGGAGCCTATTGTATTAATGATGTGGTCCTTACCTACCATTTATTCTACGCAATGATTAATGATTTTACAGCAACCGAGATAAAGCTTATTGACTTAACTATAAGAATGTTTACAGTGCCGAAACTACAGTTAAACAAAGGACTGCTACTAAAACATTTAGACCACGTTAAAAAAGTTAAAGAAGAGTTATTGTCTCAATCAGGGATGAATAAAGATGACCTAATGTCTAACCCTAAGTTTGCTGAGGTACTTAAAAAGTTTGATGTAGAACCGCCTAAAAAAATATCTTTGACCACAGGAAAAGAAACATACGCTTTCGCTAAAACTGATGAAGGTTTTAAAGAGCTTATGAATCACGAAAACCCCATGGTTCAAGCCATAGTACAGGCAAGGCTTGGTAATAAATCAACCCTAGAAGAAACACGTACAGAAAACTTTATACACATTGCCAACAGAGGACGTCTGCCTGTGCCCCTAAAATATTCTGGTGCGACAGTCACCCATAGATGGAGTGGTGTTGATGGCATAAACCTACAGAATTTACCACGCTCATCTCAATTGCGGAGAGCCATATGTGCACCCGAAGGCTTTAAAATAGTAGCATCTGATTTGAGTAACATAGAACTTCGATTAGCTTTTTGGTTTGCTCAAGCTCACAACAAGTTAGATGATATAAGAAATGGTATTGATTTGTATAAGCAATCCGCCAGTCAAATTATGAACATAGACTATAACGAAGTTGACAAAGACTTACGTTTTATATTTAAGGTAGTAAATTTATCAGGTATATATGGTGTTGGAGCAAACAAAATGCACGCAATATTAAAACAAGGAGGTGTCGACAGGGATATCAACGAGGTTAAAAATATTGTGTATGCTTATAGAGATAGTAATCCTGAGCTATTAGCTTCGTGGGCCGATGCGGGGGAACTATTAAACGCTGTTCGGAGTGGTCAAAGTTTTCAAATGGGTAACGGTAATGTAATTCAAACGGTAATAGACTCCAAGTATGGCATGCATGGTATGAAAAAACCTAACGGTATGATACTGCACTTACCTAATCTAAGACAGATTAAAAACGAAGAAGGTAGAGATTCTTGGGTGTATGACAAAAAGATGGGGTATAACTTATTACCTGAGTACATACACCCAGCTAAAGTATTTCAAAGGTGTATTCAATCTTTAGCACGTGATATCATAGGTGACCACCTTATAGCCGTGGCTAAAAGATATAGAGTTGTGATGACAGTGCACGATGAACTTGTTATGCTGTGTCCTGAAAAAGAAACAGACGAATGTGTATCATATGTGAAGCAGTGTATGACTACTGCTCCCGAATGGTGCTCCGACTTACCCCTCGACTGTGAAATAGGAGTTGGGGATAACTATATGGATGCTAAATAATGTCTAAATTAAAAACATGGTCATACTCTGCGGCAACAACGTTTGAGAAATGCCCAAAGCAATATTATCATCTGTATGTGTCTAAAGATGTTAAGACCGACCCTAATCAAAAACATTTTTTATATGGTAACGAAGTTCACAAAGCCGCTGAGTTATATGTACGTGACGGTGTACCCCTCCCTGAAAAGTTTAATATGTTTCAATCTATTTTAGACAAGGTTAAACAAATACCAGGAGATATATACTGTGAACACAAGATTGGTTTGACTATAGACCTTGAACCTACTGGATTTTTTGATGACAATGTATGGTGGCGTGGAGTATTGGACTTGTTAATCATTGATAAAGATAAACAGTTAGCCACTGTCATTGATTATAAAACAGGAAAGTCTAGTCAGTATGCTGACACCAGGCAATTGTCCTTGATGGGAGTAGGGGTATTTAAACACTTCCCTGAAGTAGAGAACATCAAGTCTGCGCTTATGTTTTTAGTCAGTAAAGAGCTGATAAAAGAAGACTATAACGTTAAAAAAGTTGATGAAATGTTTGAGGAATGGGGTAAAATGATACATAGGATTGACACTGCGTATAGCACAAACGTATTTAATGCTGTGCCTAACTTTGGGTGTAGATGGTGTCCTGTAGCTAGCTGCGCACATAATGGAAAATAAAAATGGCAATTAAAAAGAAAAGAAACTATAAAAGAGAAAATGAAATTTACAAGTCTAAACCTGCGCAAATTAAAGCGCGAGTACAACGTAACAAAGTTAGAAAAGCCGCTATTAAATCAGGTAAGGCAAAGGTAGGAGACGGTACTTCTATCGAGCACAAAAAACCTATAAGTAAAGGCGGCACTAATAGACCAGGCAATTTAAAAGTTGTATCGTTTGCAGATAATAGTTCCTTTGATAGAAACTCCGACAAGTCTGTACGTAAAAACACTCCTGGAATATTTAAAAAGAAAACAGCTAAAAAAAGAACAACTAAAAAAAGAACAAAAAAAACTTAACATCTCCCTAAAGTATAGCTCTTTAAGCGCATTATATATTTATAGTGCGTTTTTTATTTGCCTGTGCTATGATAAATAACGATTAATATATAAACACTGTATGTACTCTGGAGGTTATTGTAATGGCTAAAATGATAGAGCATAGTAAGTTTGTATCGGTACATGAACTAAAACAACAATGGGAAGACGACATTGTAGCAGAGGATGATGAAAGAATTAAGATGGGGCTAACCAAAAGATGTATAGGTTGTCATAACCCACCAGATGCATGTGACTGTAAGGGTGATGAATATTACTGGGGTTATTAGTATGATAGGTGAGGGAATCTTTATTCTTGTAGTCAGTTTATCGGGAAGCTATACAGACAATGAGTACGTGGGCAACTTCCCCAACTGCATTATTGCCATGCAATACTTTAAAGAACACTGTTCACAACACAAGGCGGCGAGTTGTATTTTAGAAAAGTATGCTAACCTACCTGATGACCATGTATCACGCAACGCATTTTCTTTTAGTATTACAGAAGTCCAGTCGTGCGGATTTGTCGGAGTCGATACAAGAACTTTTACCAAGGATTAATAATGTTACACGAAATGTATGATGGCCTTTTAGTTATGGACCACTTTGATGACTGTATTATTGGGGTAGTGCGGGGAATTGATAACCAGGATAAGATTTGTTATAGCTATCAGTGTGTCATTGCTAAACTTATGCGCGAGGATGAGATGGAAGAGATAGACGCAATAGAATACTTTGAGTTCAACATGATGGGCGCGTATGTAGGGGAAAACACCCCATGCTTTTTATTTACGGAAGATGATTAATGAAGACCCTTATCCATGTTAACCAACATGTTATAAAGTCAAACAGAAAGAAAAAGGTAGAAGAACCTGTATTGACGGTTAAGACATACAAGAGCAACACCTATGCACATGAAGTAAATATAAAAGGCGACTCTAAAGTAGTGTACCGCCCAGACAAACCACTATCATGTGGTGCACATGTTTGGATAGAAACCCAATCGGAAGTGGAGATAGTTAGATAATGGAAATATATAAAGACCGAGCCTTAATTGTTAACACAAAAAACCCTGACTCGATTATTGAAAAGATAAAGAAAAGTAAGGTTATTGCATCATATCCCAATGGTGTGCATAGTGTGGCTGTACACTGGGGTGTTAATGAAATAGCCGACCTAACAAGCTTACGATTAAAAAACGTTCCAAGTAGAATTAAAAAAGACTACACTTGGCCTGGAATTTTTAAGCCTTTTAAACACCAAGAGGAAACATCTGAATTTTTATCTAAACACAAACGAGCTTATTGTTTAAGTGAAGCAGGCACAGGGAAAACGTCAGGTGTTATATGGGCTGCAGATTATTTAATGCTACAAGGCACAGTAAAAAGAATGTTGGTGGTGTGTCCCCTATCTATAATGCAAGCCGCGTGGCAATCAGATTTTTTTAAAACAGCTATGCACAGGACTGTAGCGTTAGCCCATGGGACACCAGTTAAGAGAAAAAAAGTTTTAGCTGAAAATACAGAGGTCGTAATTATTAATTACGATGGTATTGAAATTGTCGAGAAAGAAATTAAAAATGGCGGATTTGATTTAATAGTAGTAGACGAAGCTAACTATATTAAAACTGTATCAACACGCCGATGGAAAGCACTAAACAGAATTATTAATGATGACACGTGGGTATGGTTAATGACAGGAACACCAGCCGCGCAATCTCCCGCTGACGCATACGGACTTGCTAAATTAGTTAATCCTAAAGGGGTACCTAAATATGCAGGGACATTTAAAGATATGGTAATGCAAAAGGTGAGCCAGTTTACTTGGGTGCCTAGAATCAACGCTCAAGACATAGTGTTTAAAACTCTCCAGCCCGCTATAAGGCACACAAAAGACGAGTGCTTAGACTTACCACCTGTTTTATATACCACACGAGAGGTCCCGATAACTCCTCAACAGACAAAGTATTATAATCAACTAAAGAAAGATGCATATATGGAAGCATCTAGCGAAGAAGTTACTGTTGTAAATGCGGCTAGTATGCTAACTAAATTATTACAAGTAAGTGCGGGAGCGGTTTACACGGATACACAACAAGTTATAGAGTTTGATATATCTAATAGGTTAACGGCACTTAAAGAAATTATACAAGAAGCGAGTCACAAAGTAATTGTGTTCTGTCCTTTTAGAAATAGTATAAAGACTTTAACCACGGAGTTAACGAAGTTAAAAATTACTAACGATTGTATTACAGGTGACGTCTCTATGTTAAAACGTTCACAGATATTTAAAAATTTTCAAGAGAAAAAAAGTCCACAGGTTTTAATCATTCAACCTCAAGCGGCGTCACATGGAGTTACGTTACACGCGGCTAACGTGGTTGTATTTTGGAGCCCTGTCATGTCAGTAGAAACATATATACAATGTTGTGCTCGTATGGATAGAGCCGGTCAAAAGAATTCTATGACCGTAGTACACCTACTAGGTAGCCCTGTAGAACACAGGGTATACAAAATGCTTCAAGGCAAAGTAGAGAATCACACCAAGCTGGTGGATTTATATAGAGAAGAATTAGGAATTATTTGACAAAGTCCATAAAGTGAATTACAATACAATGTCAATTAAAAAGAGAGGACCATTATGGATTTAGATGACAACCAAATTGAGAAGTTGATGCAGACCGAACTGAAGATGCGCGAGGCTATTGAAGAACTTGAAACTAAAGTCAAGGACATTAAAGCTAAACGCTCCCAAGTACAAAATGCTTTAAACGAAGCGTGCCGACAACTTAATGTGACAAGTTTAAAAACTCCAGTAGGCACATTGTCTCGCACACTTAAAACAAGGTATTGGACTTCCGACTGGCCTGAGATGCATAAGTTTTTGAAGGCTAATGATGTACTTGAGTTAATGGAAAAAAGAATTAGTCAAGGCAACATGAAAGAATTTATGCTTAATAACCCCGAATTAAGTCCTCCAGGACTACAGGCGACAAGTGAATACACGGTATCAATTCGTAAGAACAAAGAGTACAAGGAAAACAAATGAGTGATGGCGCAGACATTTTTGCTGACGCTACTCTTACAGCTACACATAAAACTGATAGCTTCACCAGTAGCATAACTGCTAATACGGTTACCGCTAAGCGCATCTCTATACGTGATAATGCTTTTAGGCTCATGGTTAATGGTCAAGAGATTGACAAGTCAGACGAAGCGCACCTAGATGTAGTTATAATAAATGCATCCCCTTATGTGCATCGTATGTACTATGATACTGATTATATTCCGGGCGTAAAAGTTCAACCACCTGTGTGTTGGTCGTCAAACAGTAGAAACCCTGATAGTAAGGTTGAATCACCACAAGGTAAAACTTGTGTCCAATGCCCTCAAAACATAAAAGGTTCAGGTCCTCGTGGCACAAAAGCATGTAGATTTAGCCGAAGGATTGCGGTTGTGAAGGCCGATGATATAGAGGGCGACATATATCAAGTGACACTCCCTGCACAATCTATATTTGGTGTGGGCACACCTGAACGTAAACCACTACATCAATACTCAGATTATGTACGAGCTAATGGTCAGACTTTAATGGCTATAGTTTCTCGCATGTCTTTTGACCCCAACTCTCAAAACACTAAGATAGGTTTTAAGCCTATTAAAATAATTACTGATGAAGACTACCAAGCATGTTCAGAAAAAAGTTTATCTGAAGATGCTATACGAGCTATTGAATTGACTGTAAGTGTTAATTCAGAAGACGTTAAAAATGTATTTTTATCAGAGGAAAACAAGTCCCCCGTTGCAGATAGCGGTGAGCTAGACTTGGAAGAATTACTATCTGCATGGAATTAAAATTTTAATTATCTAGGAGAATTAACAATGGCAACAAGCAATTTAGTTTTTACAACACCCGCAGGTATAGCACAGTATCCATGGTTATCTACACCCGATACTAAATTTTCTGAAACAGGTGATTACAAAGTAAGTTTAGTTCTTACCAAGGAAGCTGCACTACCTATCATAAAACAGATTAAAGATGTATTTGTGGAAAACTTAGAATCAGAAAAGAAAAAGAATAAAGGTAAAGAGGTTAAAAAAGCTAACCCTCCATT